ATGCAATTAGCACCTCGACTAAACGCTAAACGTGACCATTAAATAAGGGTATTTCGTTTCGGATGAATATAAAAGAAATTTTAAAGGAATAATATTTATTACATATATACAAAGTTTGTTCGGAGCATTACCTACTGCAATGCTTAATGAATTAGGTTATTCTAATGTTATGATTAAGAAGATTCCAACATTATTTTATACTAACGGCATCGATAAGTTTAAAGCTTGGTTATCCATATATGGGATTAAATCAATTAATATTATATCGTATAATAAAAAACATTATTTATCAATAAATATGAGGGAACAATGATTTACGAACCGAGGGGTAAGGCACGCGAATATTCTCCATTAGCGGTTAATCTTTACACCGGATGCGGACACCAGTGCAGCTACTGTTACGTTCCGCGTGTATTGCACATGGACCGATACGATTTTGATAATAACCCGAAAGCACGAGAACGCTCCATAGAACAACTCATTAAATCCGCAAAGAAATATACAGGTACAAAAAACCAGGTACTCATGAGCTTTACAACAGACCCATATAATCCGCTTAATGATAAATTGCAGCTAACAACGGAGGCACTCAAAATATTTTTAAATTATAAAATACCGGTTGCTATTCTTACTAAGAGCGGAATTAAACCGCTAAAGGATTTATCCACAATAAAATTATTTGATAATCATATTAAGGTGGGTGCATCCCTCACCTATGATAATGATAACGACAGTAAACGTATAGAGCGCGGTGCGGCGCTTCCATCGGAAAGAATTGAAATGCTAAAACAATTTCATTTAAATGGTGTGCATACATGGGTGAGTTTTGAACCCATTATACACTTTGAGCAGACAATTAATTTGATTGAAAGAACAATTGCTTATGTAGATGAATATCAATTTGGAAAGTTAAGCGGGGATAAACAGTTACGTGATTGGAAATCTTTTATTAATAGGATTATTCCGATGATGCGTATAAATAATAAACGGTTTTACATAAAGCAAACATTACAGAAAGAAGTGCGAAAAGGATTATTAACCGAACAAGAAATTGCTATGGATTATTTAAACGTTCCATCGTTTGCGTGAGTACAACAACTGGAAATATTGTAAGTGTAGAGGTACTGGCCAAGTTTTTTAAAAAAGATGTACGAACTATACAATATTGGGCTAGTGAACTTGGTATGCCAAAATTAGGACGCGGCGAGTATGATTTTGTTGAATGCTGCCAGTGGAGAAATGAATATCTCGAAAAGGAAATAGAAAAGTTAAAATTGGGTGATGAAACTTTGTATAAGTTAGAACAGGAAGGAGCACAGCTTACTAATCAGATGCGTAAAGTAAAATTGATGAAAGAATTACAACGTGTAGTAGATAGGGATCTTGCAAATATTGCGTGGGCAAACGAGATTACATCTTTGCGCTCATCTTTGGATGCGCTGGAATACAATTTAACGATGGCTCTTAAAAACTTACACGACGAGGAGAAGAAAAGAGAATTAATAAAAAAAAATATAAGAGAAATTAAAAATCAACTTGGCAATGAACTTAGGTTTAACGAACCTGATGAAATTGTTGAGGTAGATAATGATGAAGGAGTATAACGGATTTGCCGATAAAAAGTAATGGACATTTTAATCAAACAAAAACGAGGTAATAAGATGGAAAACTTAACTAATAGAAACAACCGAATACAACAAAGTTTACGAAGCAGTTCATCAACTAATTGGTTATATCAATCTCAAACATCTTCTTGCAGATAAACAAGAAGAAGTCGAGGATAAAGCAAATCGGGCTGAGACGCTTGTTAGCCAGCCGAGCGAACCTTTGGCAGAAAGATATTATATGAATTTACCTAAAGATAGAAAAAAGATTTTAGACACACATCATTACGAATTATTCATAAACGAAAAATCAGCACAAGAAAATTTAAGCCGAGAAAATTATTTAGAGCCAGATAATTTTGAAACAGTAACTTTAATTGTAGATAACTGCGAGCGAAGGTCTGGCTAACGGAGTGGCGGTTAATTTGCAGCGTAAACAACAAAAGGAGATAAAATGGAAGCATATAATTTTTTAAGAAAGAAATATTTTATACCACCAGATAAATCATTAAACGAATTTTCAACACCAACTTTTGCCGATTGGAGTGGCTTAGTAAAACTATTAGAAGAATATAGCTGTCAAATTGAACCGTTTGTTATGCGGAAAATTGATGAATATATAAGCGGGTTACAAGTTTTCGGTTACACAGTCAGAATTAATAACCATAACATTGGAGACATACATAACATTACTATTGAGAAATATGAACCTCTTAACAAAAAGAAAGAAACGTTTGTGAAGAAACATATTGATTATTTGGAATTACGATTACCATCAGAAGCGCAAAAACTATTTGGAAGATTTGAGGAATTGCTCTTAAACCCTTTGATAGAATCAATTTTACGGCATAACGGGTTTAGATAAATTTTTATCCGACCGAGCGAGCGAGGTCGGAGTACAGCCGGAAGTTAGCGTGAAATTTGCGAACGAGGTGATAAACTGCATACCTACTAATTGGCTTGATAATTTTTTAACTGGAGATGAACGGATTATAAAAACTTACCCTTGCGAAGCTAAAGACGTAGAAAATTTATTAAGAGCAATAAAACAAAGAGTAAAAGATACTGTTAGCAAATTTCACGCTAACAGTGGCGGCGGATGAGGCGACACGCCTCAAGTTCGCCTCCATCCGTTAGTTAGTAATCCGAGCGGAGCGGGTTGAAAAGTAGAATGAATTCACTTAACGCCGAAGCAGTTCGGCAAAAATTAGAGGAGCGTTTATGAAAATTGAAGTATTCTTTGCATGGTTCTATTTCTGGATTGGGGCTTATTGGGATAAATCTAAACAGATACTTTATGTTTGTCTAATACCGACTATTGTTATAAAAATCTCATTCCCGAAGACAAATCCATTAGCGTTCTCATGTTGACTCTAACAGAGAAGAAAGCGCAACATTGTTACGGAAGTACCAAAAATTTATAAACTTGAAGATTGGTGGGATGAAAAAGATAATCCTAAACATGTAATTATGAAAAAATGATAAATCATTTACAAAATACTGCTTTTACAGATGAATACATTCGTAAGCTGTTTATTGCAAACGTTGAAAAAATACGCATTGAATGTAGGCGTCTTTTATTGCCGCCACCGGATCAAACGGTAAGTCAATGGGCGGACGAAAACCGTTATTTGCCGGAATATTCTGTAATGCCGGGTAAATGGAAAACATCTAATATGCCTCACTTAAGAGGCATAATGGATGCAGCGAATAATCCAAATGTGCGTGAAATTACTATCATGAAATCCGCTCAATCCGGTGGAACGGAAGCCGTTATGAATATTGTTGGTGAAAGAATTGATCACCGCCCATGTTCAATTATGTACATGCTGCCAACAGATAGCGATGCACGCGACTTCGTAAAACTGAAATTCGATCCCATGATAAATGAATCTCCATCGTTAAGAAAAAAAGTAAAGAATGTTCGCAAAGAGAATAGTACGGAAAAGGAATCGACTCTTAAAAAAAGATTTCCGGGCGGATGGATGAGAATATTTTCCGGTTCATCAACTGCCGGAACCCGGCAAAGATCAGCCGAATTAACAATTGATGATGATACCGATCAACTCGTAATTGGACAGCAAAGAGAGGGAGATCCGGTAGAGCGTCTTAAAGCACGCACTAAAACATACAGACGCTTAGGACGTGGATTAAATATCCACGTGTCTACACCAACACGTTTAAGAGAGAGTAGAATTAGCGCGCTTTATGATATATCGAATATGCAAAAGTATTATGTAACGTGTCCGCATTGTAGAGAGATGTTTTATTTTAAGCCCGAACGTTTGGTATGGAATAAGGATTATGAAGAAAATCTGTTTGAACAAAATATACCGGCTGAAAAGAAAAAGGTAATAAAGCATTATCCGGAAACTACAGTTTATGCATGTGATAATTGTGGTGGTGCAATTGATGAGCAGACACGCCATAGCATGCTGGATAATGGTATTTGGATTGCCGAAAGACCGGAAATTAAAGACCATTACGGTTTTTGGTTTAATGATCTTTGCAGTAAGATGAGCAGTATGGAAGAGCTTGCAAAAAAAATTATTGATGCCGGAGATAACCCGGAAAAACTTGAAGCTCTTTATAATTTAAATTTTGGATTACCTTATGATGCCGGAGCCGGTGAAGAAAGTGCAGATAGTAACGAACTATATGATAGATGCAAACGGGAGTTGCCGTTTATTAATCCGGATAAACCTTTTGAAGTACCTAATGAAATATTTTACGCTGTTCAAACAGTGGATGTACAAAAGGATCGATTAGAAACAATGGTGGTTGGTGTTGGTGCCGATACCGAGTTATGGGTATTGTTATATCAAGTAATTCCTAAAAATCCATTGATTGATAAATCTGCATGGACGGATATAGATAAAATTTATACAGCAAAATGGAAACGTAAGGACGGTGTTAAAATTCCGGTTCTAAGACAATTTGTAGACTCAGGTTATCAACACCATTTAGTTTATGGTCATACAAGAAGCAGAGAGCGGCAAGGAATTTGGGCAATTAAGGGTAAAGGTGGCTATGGAGTTCCGCCTCTTCCAAGGTCATTTCAATGGGTAGATGGTAATAGAACAAAACTTTTACACCTCGGTTCTAATGCAGCTAAATTAGAGTTGTATGCTCGACTTAAAATATCCACGCCCGGACCTAAATATATTCATTTTCCGGAATGTTATTGCAACGAAGATTTTTTCAAACAGTTTTCCGCAGAAAGATTAGTTCGGAAATATACCGGTATGATTTCTTATTATGTTTATGAAAAACCAAACCGGCATACTGCAAATGAAGTTGTAGATTTAATGTATTATGCAATTTGTGCTATTCAACATGTTAATGCTGCGCCGGACGCAATCCTCAAAAAAAATATTGAAAAGCAAGCCGATCGTTTAAGAAATAATGAAGAAATAAAAGCACAAAATTTAAAATTAGAAAAACCGCTGAAATTAGAAACTAAAAAAACAATTAGTAAAAAGAAGATAAAAAGAAGAATGGCGGCAAGAAGAAATTAATGAAAGAAGAGATACTTCACAGCATAGCTACTGCAGCAAAGCATCTTGGTATTTTAGATCAAACGGCATACCGTAACAAATGCATCCGCCTGGAATTTGAAGAAATGAAAATTAGCTGCGTTGGAGAAACCGTAGAAGAAATTATAAGAAAAATATCCGCTAAACATTGCCTTGGCGAATTGAGTATAAGGGATATAATCTATAAAACGGAAGATGAAATAATTGAAAGGACACCAAAAATAAAACCAAAAAAAATTATAAGAAGAATAAATCCTAGAAGAGAGGTTTAACTATCCACTATGCCAAAATTGCCGACAAAAACCTAGAAGATGCTTAAAAAAACCTTAAAAACAACTAAAATTCTCAATAAAAAATATTTTATATATCTTTAGTATAAAAATACTAATGATGTTCTACTTAATTTTTTGCTTTTTGCGCATGGAAAATAAAATTCTATGCGCAAATGAATTTCACAAAACAGAAATTAGTTGTCAATTCTATTTGGACTCTATCCGAAACTACATGCAATAAAATAATATTTTATAAGGATTCCGGTAATCAATTAACCATTGAATCCAGAGATGTAACGCCACCATATACTTTTACAATTACAGCCGAAGATAATAATAAAACACCCGGTTTATATATCTATCAAACTTTTCTTGATGGCGTATTTGTAGCGCAAGGCACTACCAAACTTTTACCAAATTTAGAAACCTCTGAAGATCCGCGCAGTGAGTGGATGCGTATTTATCAAAACTTAATGAATGCCATTGAATCATTATCATCAAAAAAAGCGGAGAGTGTTACGCTTTATGATGGCACCCAGGTAACATACGCAAACCTTGATGACTTAATGCGCCGGGCAAATTTAGCCGAACAAAAAATGAATGCCGAATTAGGTAAATCATCTTCTAAAATTTATAGGTCAAGATTTTTAGTAAATGAATAAAAAAGAGTAAGAAAAATAAAAAGGTCCAAAATATTTTTAACTGTAATTAAATATGGCTCTGCTGAATAACATATTAAACAAAATCGGCTTAACAACTTTAAGAAATTCCGAAAAGGAAATTATTAAGTATAAAAGCCGTGCCTGGAATGCGGCAAAGAATTTAAGATCAATTTATGGATGGACCACATCTATAAGGGAAATTAATTCTGAAATTAAAAGTGATTTAACTGCTCTCAAAGCACGGGCAAGGGATTTGCGTTTAAATAATCCGGTTGTTGCCGGTTATTGTTTTGATTACCGCGCAAATGTTGTTGGTGCAGAAGGATTCGATCTTCAACCGCTGGTAACTTTAGCTAATGGAGATTTAAACGATTCGGTAAATGAATTTATAAAACAAAAATTTGATGAATGGTGTGATGAAAAATATTGCACTATGTCACAAAGATATTCATTCCTGTTATCTCAGTTCCATGTTGCAGATCAACTAAGTATAGAAGGTGAATTTCTTATCCATCTTATTGATGGTATTCCAAAAGAAGAAAATCCTTTTGGAATATCGCAAGAATTTTTAGATCCAAATGATATTGATGTTGATTTGAATGTTGAAGGTAAAAATGGCGGTGCTATTATTATGGGGATTGAATATGATAAATGGCGCCGAATACAAAATATTTATTTAAGCCGTAAGTCAATTTATGGCGAATTAACCGGCAGTACTGCACGTGCCTCATCAGAACCAATTCCATATAACCGTTTATTATTTGGAATAGATTTACTACATCATAAACAATCCCGCGGAATATCTCCATTAGCTCCGGCAATGATTACCATAATGGGACTGGATATGTGGGAAAATTATTCGCTTGATAATGCAAAGGATGTAGCCGCACGTGTTGGATTTATAACGAAATCTTTAGAAGCTATCCAAACTCAATATAGCGGTTCAAGTTCATCGGAAGAAGATGGCGAAACAGAAAGCATATCGGATCCGGCTTTGGATAGTGGTAAATATGCAGACCGAGATACATTGGGCGGCACGTGGGAAGAATTACCGGCCGGATGGGATATTAAACAACCAGATTCAAAGTTCCCTCATGAACAACATAATCCATTTGTGCGTGGAATGGGCCGTAAAATTGCTATGGCTATTGGCGCAGATTACACAATTCTGTTTGGTGATAGAGAGAACGAAACTTATAGCTCTCAAAGAGCTGCAGAATTAAAGATGCGCCGCATGTGGGCAATTAAACAAACTTTAATGCGTGAACAATATTTAATACGCCTTTATAATCAATGGCTTAAAAGTTCTCTATTAACCGGCGCACTCTCTCCTTTAACATTTGCAAATATAGATCAATATAAAAAGCATTATTGGCAAGGTGTTATCCAGCCGTGGGCAGACATGTACAAAGAAGGACAGGCATTTGAATTAATGAGACAAAATGGATGGCTGGATGATATTGATATTATAACACAATCTGGAAGACGCCCGGACGAAGTATTACGCAATATATCCCGATTTAAGAGGATGAAAGAAAAATACGATTTAACAAATGAGGATTTTAATAATGGAAAAACTAACTCAGGATCAACTCAGGGAAAAGATAATCAACCAGACGATGACACGATCTCTGCAGATGACAAATCTGAACAGGGAAAAAAGAACAATAGAACTCTCGGTATCATCCGAACAACCGGTTGAAGAATTCTTTGACACATTTTTTATTCTCGATCATAATTTTCAATCGATACGGCTTAATCGGTTCAAAGACGGCGCATCCGTAAGAGATGAACACTATGGTAAACAGGTTGGTGTAATATTAAAACCAGTGCTAGACCAAGAAGAAAAAAAATTAAGATGCGAAATTAAATTCTCTCGTAATGCACGTGCAGAAGAAATTATGACGGACGTTGAAGATGGAATTGTGCGGAATGTATCTCTAAGATATGTGCCTCATAAAATAGTTATGGAAAGAGAAGAAGAGGGAACCACCTATTACCGCGTAACAGATTGGGAGCCAATACATGTTGCATTTGTTCCGGACCCGGCAGATCCAACGGTTGGAGTAAATAGAAATGAGAATTATAAATCAGAGCCAATAATAATTAATGTAAATAACAAACAGGAGAAACAAATGGATCCAGTAGTAAACACACCCGGAGAGAGAACTTTGAGCGATACCGAGCTTGAAGCTCTAACAAACAAAATCAAATCCGATCTTAAAGAAGATCAGCAAGCCGCTGTAGATAGAGCTAAAACTCAGGGCGGCGAAAAAGCAATTCAAAATATTGCAGCTATTATGAGAATGGCAAAAGCTTTTAAGGAAGACTTAAAAGATATTGTTGATCTGGACAAAGAAGCTGCCAAATTTGCTTTTGAATTGGGCGCGACCGAAAGACAATTTTCTGATTTCATTATCAGCCAAAAATCAATGCAAAAAAATGCCGGCACTTTTGATGTGCCCAAAAAGGACCGCGATAAATTTAATGTAAGTAAACTTATTTTAAGTATCGCAGATCCAAGAGTAAATGCAGACCACGAAAGAGAAATTTGCCGCGCTTACGAAAAAGAAAAAGGTATAACTCCGCACGGTGTTGTTATTCCGCGTGAACTTTTAGACAGAACCCATACCGTTGCATCTTCAACTGGTGGCGGTAATTTAGTTGGTACCAATTTAATTGCAAGCGAATTTATTCCGCTTAATAGAAACATATCTCTTGCAGATAAATTGGGAGTTAGAACATTGCCAAACTTAACCGGCGATGTTGCAATACCAACACAAACCGGCGCAATAGTTGGTGGATGGATGACGGATGAATCTACCGGCGCAGCTGCAGCAGATGCTTCTTTTGGGCAAAAAACTTTGAGCCCTCAAACATTCCACGGTTTAACCGGATTTAGCAGAAAATTATTGCTCCAATCAACACCAGCAATTAATATGCTGGTAGAAGATGATTTGCAAAAAATTGCTAACCTTGCAAAAGACAGAGCAATATTCCATGGACGCGGACACGCTACTTATGGTGAACCTCAGGGTATTCATGGTACATCCGGCGTTGGATTAAATACAATTAAAACATCTTTTTCATTTGCAGATATGGTATTGATGGAAACAACAGTTGCGGCAGCTAATTTAGAAGTTGCAACCAGTGCATACGTAATTACTCCAACAATTAGAGGCGCATTAAAAACTACACTAAAAGATTCCGGAGTAGGCGGTTACATTTGGGAAAATAACGAAGTAAACGGATACCGTGCTTTTGCTTCTAACCAGATTACAGCCGGTTTTGTATTCTTTGGAGATTTTAGCCAGGTTGTAGTTGGTGAATGGGGCGGACTTGATATAGTTGTAGATGCGGTTTCTTCCGATGTAGGTATTATTAAAGTTAAATGCTTCTTGAGTATGGATGTTGCCTTAAGATATGCCGGCGCATTCGCTAATTACAGACCAATTTAATGTTAACTAAACTAAATAGCTCCGCCCTTATAAGCGGAGCTTCTTTATTAAATAATAATTATGAGGAAAACATGTCAGATAAAAAAGTAAAACTTATAAGTGTTTGCGAACATCCCTTTGGTGTAAAGTATGATTCCGTTAAGTATGGAGATGTATTCGAAGAGGAAGGAATTGCTGTACGCGAATTACTTGGATCTGGAAAAGCTTTAGAAGCAACCGAAGAGAATGTAAAAAAAATTAAAGCAGAACTTGCTCTTAAAACTAAGACTGTAAAAGAAAAATAATGGACGATATTCTGGACATATCGGACGTTCTTTTTGATAGTGGTTTAGAAAAAAAAGCGGATGCCGTTCTTAAAAACGGCTCCGCCAATTATTACGGGAAAGTAATATTCCGTAATAATTATCAGCGCGCATCTGTTATGGATATTAATTATCAGGGTTCCAATCCTATTGCAATTGTACCATATAATATGGTTAGTAATTGGGAGGAAATTATAACAAACAGTGCAACGATATTAATAGATGGCGAAAATAATGGATCGGCTTTTACAATACGCGAAGTAAAGCCGAATAAACCAAACTATTGTGTGTTAGAATTATCAATTGATTAAACATGACAAAACGAAAAAAAATAGCAACCACTTTTGCTTCAGAGTTAAGCACAATATCTGTTGCCGGAGGATACCGCGTAAATTTTCCGGTAGTAAAGCACTGGAGTACAGATATTGAGCCAAAGGTTAATCAAAAGACGGTGGTGGTAAGGGACCGAGTAATTAGCAATACGGAAGATGCTGAATCTGAAAAGGAAACATTAATGATAGAAATTATCCTTGCTTGTAGCATTCCGGAACAAAATTATGATACTATTAATGATATGATTGATGATATAAAAAAGTGGTTTAATGTAAAACGTAAAGACTTAGAAATTAGTTTGAACTGTCCGGAAATAAGATATGTAAACGATGAAATTATAGTTGAAAAGTTTGAACAAGATATGGGCGGTGGTAAAGTTACATTTTCTGTTGTAACGGGACAAAACAGTAATTGGATTTATGACAGCACGGAGTATTAAAAATGGAAAAAAAGAAAGCAAGCGAAAACGCACTAAAGATTATTAAAGAATTTGAAGGATTAAGATATAAAACCTATAAATGTCCGGCTGGTATTCTAACAATTGGATATGGTCATACCGGACCGGATGTAATACCCGGAATGCAAATTAACGAAACAATGGCAGATGCCTTATTAAAATTAGACATTCAAAAATTTGAAAACGCTGTTAATAGACTTGTAAAAGTTCCTATAACGCAAAATCAGTTTGACGCATTGGTGTCTTTTACATTTAATGTTGGCGAAGGTAAGTTAGAATCTTCCACGCTTTTAAAGAAAATTAATAATAATGATTTAACTGCAAGAGATGAATTTTTTAAATGGATTTACGGCGGTGGAAAAATACTGCCGGGGTTAGTTAAAAGAAGAACAGCCGAAAGAGCACTATTTATTAAACAGGAATGAAATGGAAAACGAATTTTATATAAAAGAAAAAAGTTTACAATCCTTGCCGGTAAAAGATTACAAAGAATTATTGCGAATAAAAGTATTAAATAAAAAAAATTTAATGAAGGAGATAGCCATGCCAGAACAAAATTTAAAAGGTGTTCAGGAAACTTTAGATGTTTTAGACTTTGCAGCATCTCTAATTAATATTGTTAGTGATGTAACAGCAGAAGATTCTGCCGGGGGTAAAAAAGTAGTTTTAACAGAGGCGCCGTCTTTCTTTCCTTTATTATTCAAAATTGCTCCTATGATTTCGGGAATAACCGAAGTGCCATCTGAACTAATTGATAAAATAACCCCGGAAGAAAAAAATCAAATTAAGGCAGTTATTAAAAAAGTAAAAGCGATTCAGGATAATGCAGATTTAGATCAGGCAGTAGAAGATTTTTTAGAATGGACATTAACTACAAAACATTTGATTACAAAGTACATTGTAAAGTAACGTGAATGAAATTTACGTTAAAAAATATTGCTTCTAAAATTGGTAATACTGCAAATAAAGCGTGGCGCTTTTTATCAGGTAAAAAAAGATTAATTGCTATTGGCTGTGGTTTAATATCTCAAATTATACCGGAACATACAGCTATTGGCGGCGGAGCAGATTGGATTAGAAACAATCTAGATTATATAAATATTGGTCTTGAAGTTACAGCCGGTCTATTTGGCACTACTGCAATTATTGAACATGGAATAAAAACTTACAAAGAAAAAAAACTTCCATCAGGATTAGCGGGAGGGGAGAGTAATGATTGATGAAAAGCAGCTTCAGAAATTATTAACCGATGTAGAGGTTATCCGCACTAAGCTTGAAGGATTTATGCAATATGTAAACGAGGATATGATTAGCCAAAGTGATGACCATGAAGAAAGGATTAGGAATCTTGAGCAGTTTAAAAGTAAAGCTATGGGTGCAATTGTTGCTTCTGGTATATTCGGCAGTGTACTTGCAACACTATTTCAAATGTTTTTTAACAGATGAAAATTCCAGAAGAAATAATAAAAAAGGCGGATAAATTAAAAGTATCTGATAAAATAAATTGGAACGCTGTATTTTATTCGAAGCGCGAACCATCTAGAGTTATCAGAAATATTACAGAAGAATACGATTTTGCAATTTTAGGAAAAGGAAGCGTTGATAATTTTTATGAACAACCGCTTGTGGTAATACCACTAAACGATTATCTGGCACAATTAAAAGGTGCTAAGTGAAAACAATACAAAATATTGTAGTTATGTCCGATACACACTTTGGGTGCAAACTTGGTTTGTGTCCGCCTAAAATACTACTGGACGAAGGCGGTTTATATGTTGCCAGTTTGCTTCAAAGAAAAATGTATAAAATGTGGGAATATTTTTTCAATACATTTGTTCCTGAAGTAACGAAAGGCGAAAAGTATATTTTAGTACATAATGGTGATATTATAGATGGAGTTCATCATAAATCTACATCGCAAATTACACACAATTTAAAGGATCAAAGGAAAATAGCAATGGCAGTAATGCTGCCAATTATTAAACGTAAAGAATGTGTTGCGTATTATCAGGTGCGCGGAACAGAGGCGCATGTTGGTAAATCTGCAGAGGATGAGGAAGAAGTTGCAAAAGATTTAGGAGCAGAGCCGGATGAGTTAGGAAATCATTCGAGGTGGGAGCTATGGCTAAGATTTGGCAAAAAAAAATTATTAGTTCATTTTACACATCATATAGGTTCAACAAATAGTGCAAGCTACGAAAGCACTGCGCCTCATAAAGAGTTAATAGAAGCTTATGTTGAAGCCGGTAAAATGCATAAACAGCCGCCTGATTGTATCGTTCGCAGCCATAGACATAGATTTTATCAAAATATTATTCCGAGCAAAAATGTAAATGCTATTTCCGTAATCACTCCATGCTGGCAGTTAAAGACGCCTTATACTTATAAGGGCGTTATGGGCAGATCTTCCACACCGCAAATAGGTGGAATTATAATACGGGAAGGCGAAGAAGTTCCAATTTATGTGCGTCAAAAAATATGGAATATAGAACGCAGTAAAGAGGTTGTAGTATGAAACCAATTACCTATTCTGAATTGATGAAGGAAATAGATAAATATGAAAGAAAAGCAAATAATAAAAGATTTATTACTAAACAGCAATATGTTTTTGCAATAAAAGCGCGTAAGAAAAAAATGACGTGGCCAGACATAATGCGATTGTGGAATAGAGCCGGATGGGAGAAGATTCATCCAATAACACTTTCTAAACTTATAAGTCAAAAATGTATTAAAGATTAATAAAAAAAAGAGGTAAATAAAATGGCTTTTGCAAGATATGGAATCGATCAAATAGCTCTTTGCACAAAGGGTACACTCGCAACCACACCAACAAAAATAATTCCTGGCGGGTTGCGCGGTAAAACCGGTTTACGTTTTAAGGATATAGGCGATGAGGATGAATCGAGAGGCAGATTTATGCAGCGCGGTGTTATGATAACCGTTGATGAATTTCCGCTCTATCAACCAAATTTATTACACCTGAAAAATATCCTTGAACAATTTCTGCCGGATGGCGGTTGCGATGTAGAACTAAAAGCGCGTCCACAAAGTAGCGGTGTAGATGGTGGTTGCTTCCAGTTCAAAGGTGCAAGTAACCAACACATGGGAATTGGTTTTAAGTATGAAATGAGCAAAAAACGGCGCGCTCTGTTGGTCCGCAATATGTTGCTACTAAGCAACACAGCAGCTAAATCTTTAATTGATGCAGCAGATTCTAATACTCCGGCAACACTTAATTTAACAGCTGGCGGAATAGATGAAAGTCTAAGACGCATACCCCGGCTTAATTTTACACATAGCACGTTTGCTTATTCGGAAATAGAAGATTACTCCTTCACACTTGAAAGTATTAAAGATAAAGAGAATGATCTTGAAGAAAGAGAAATATCTCAAGCTCTTAAAGCAACCATTATGTACAAATTCCGCTCTGCTACTATAACAAATATAGTTGCGGAAATGGTTGAATCTCAGGGCATTGCGTTAAGTTTTCAGCAAGATACCGGTGCATCAACTTTCGAAAAATTTTCATTCGCTCAATATGTATTGTCTAAACAAGGCGATCGGTTTGTGCATGACGACGAAAGAAATTTAACGTTGATTTACAGCGGAATAATTCCAATAGGGAATATTTCATTCAGCTTTACTACTCAAAATGGAGGCGGCTCAACACAGGATGGAACTGAAGGTGGCACCGTTACTATTAGTAATTAATAATTAATAAAGGTGGATAATGAAAAATTTAGCATTAAGAATATTTGACAAAGACGTATTATATGAAGTTATTACAACAAGATCAGGATTAAAAGTAAATGATGCAACTGGCGAGGTTGATAATGACCTATCTGCTTTTAATGGTAAGACTTTTATCCTTTATGATATTGGCGGAAAAACGGAAATAGGCAGAGGTGATATTGTTCAAGGACAATTAGAATTTAGCAAAGATAAAAAGGGTAAAAAGAACATTGCAATTGAATTGGAAACGGATTAATGAAAGGAATTAGAATGGACCCAAAGAAAAAATATAATATTGATGGAAAAGATTTTGTTTTGAAAGAAAATATCCTACTAAAAGATAGGATTGATGTTAATAAACTTTTAAAAAAAATACCCACTGTTGATAATAACAATGCCGAAGGATTAAGCTACGAAGAAACGTTAAAACTATTAAATATCATTTTAGAACCAGTAGACAAGGAAACCGATAAAAGCGTAATAGAAAAAATTGATGAGGAAACTGAACTTAAAGTATTAGGAGATTTTTTTTTAAGGCGGCTGAATTTGATGCGTTTTGGAATGGAATATTTGAAGAACACTCAAAAGAATTAATATCTATACTTGATGATATTGAAAGGATTAGCGGCCATTCAGTGCAATTTGCAGAACCTTTAATAAAAGTAGATAATGATGAAAAAATAGCATTTTATTTAAGCAATGATGATATAACTAAACAAAATACAATTTTAAATATGGAGTGTGGTTACGTGTATAAATTTTATTATTTACGAAAATTGCAAGAACTTAATAAACTTAAAGATTATCTAGAAAGCATTAAGCGGTTAAACCAATAATGGCGGAAAGAATAGAAATACAATTTGTTGCAAAGATGGAGCAATATCTTAGCAGTATGCTGGGTGCGCAACGTGCTACCGAGGATGCAACAAAAAAGATGACATCCGGTTTTAATGATTTAAATAATTCCATTAAATCTGTTGCCGGTGCTCTTGGTGTAACACTTGGTGCGGGTGCTTTAATAAGTTTTGCAAAAAGTGCTGTTGAAGGTGCCGCCAGATTAGAAGTTTTAAGAAATAATTTTAAGGGGACAGCAGCGGATATTGAGTTATTCCGGAAAGCAACTGCGGGTACTGTATCTGAAGCGGGATTATTAAAGTTAAGTAACCAGGCAACCGACCTTGGTTTAACCATAAAACAGCAAGCTATTCTAATGAGTTTAGCCGAAGATGCTGCCGATAAATATGGCGGTTCTGTTGAAGAGAACTTTCAAAGGGTTATTAAGGCAAGCGAGGGCGGTACAAAAGGTCTTAAGGAACTTGGAATTCAAAAAGCAAAATACGATGAAATTGTTGCAAGTTATGTTGAGGGGTATGGTGTTAAGCAGCTGAATCAATTGGATGCAGAAACCCAAAAATGGATACAAGTAGAGGCAATGATTAAAGCAGCCGGGGTTACTCTTGATGATGTTCTTAATAAAGTTCAAGATAGTGCGGATAAAATTGAATCGCTTGGAGTTAAATGGGAAACTTTTAAAGATAAATCTGGTGAAGTATTAATGCCGGTTTTGGGCGGCATCTTAGATGCATTAATCTCCATTGATAATTGGGCAATCCAAGCGGGTAATGATATTGATAGATTGCTCGGTTTGAAAGGTATATTTGGTGATAATCAAACACAAAATTACTCCGATCCAAAACAAAAAGCAGATTTATTACAAGCTCTATCTAACTATACATGGGTAGAAAATGGCAAAGTTGTATCTCAAACAATCCAACCTAAAGGAACTATAGTAAAATCTAATAAGCCATCTGTAGCCAAAAAAAATTATAATACAAACATACCATGGTATGGCGCACTATCTAAGCAGTATGATACCGGCAACTTACCCATGCTGGATATTTTAAGTGCGCAACAAATGGCAAGTTTGGTTATGATGCAAGGTGTCAATGTGCCCGGCACACCAGATATAGATACAGATATATTGCGGCTTAATGAATCTATGGAGCGTTTTGGTGATACTGCAAGAAGGGCAACAAACTATTTAGCAGCTGGTTTAGCTCGTGCGCTTGTTTATGGGGAAAAATTAAAAGATGTATTCAAGAATATAGGCGCAATGTTGCTGGAAAGTGCTCTATCTCTGTTAATAAATATTGGATTAAGAGCTGGAGCTGCTGCTCTTGGTTTACCGATTCCGTTTGCTAATGGCGGAGTATTATCCGAACCAGTATTTGGTATGGGTTTGAGGAGCGGTAGAACTTATACATTTGCAGAGCAGGGCGTTCCGGAAGTAATTATGCCAATACATAAATTAATGAACCCTAATTATACAAGCTCTTCCGGTCCATTAAATATTAATTTACAAATAAATGGAGAATTTACTCAAAGGGGCAAAGATTTGTACGCCGTTGTAAATGCTGCGCAAAAAATAATTAAAAGATATAAATAATAAAGAATTATGAGCTATACAATTACATATAAATTTGGTAAAGCGCTTGATGTGGGTGAAACTATACGCGGCAATCATTTAATACGAATGAGCATCGAATTTACAGTTGAGGGTACCGAGTATAACGAAGAACATTTTGCGCCAGATTACGGTATTAAAATAGCTCAATGGGGTATCTTGGATTGGAGCCGTCAATTAGAAGAAAATTATATGGTGCCCGGTAATTACGATTTTACTCTGTTTGATGATGAGGAAACTCTTAAAGGATTATTGTTTGAAGGTCCTTTGGTGCCTTATGTACACAAGGATGGCAAAGTAACATTAGAAATTAAATATAACGGAACAGCAAATTACGTAACTGAATACGTTGGATATATAGATAACACGGCAATAGATTATGATGTAACTACTAAAATGGTTTCTGTTTCGTGTTATCCTAAAACAGATTTACTTAAAAATCATTACTTGTATAATGATGCACAGGATGGATCCGGTAGAAAAATTGGTAACAATCCTTTGAATGTAGATTATTCTGTAAGTGGCGATGTTTACAGTGCAACCGCAACCAATGTAAAGACTTTAATTCATAATATATTTAAAAAAATAAATCCTGATTGTACGTTGCAATGGCAGCACAATTGGAAGTTTAGTAGTAACCAGCAAGGCGCAAATGATCCGCCATTAGAAGTAAAATATTTGGATGAATTAAAATTCAATTCGAATTACTTGAGCGCTTTATTCTTTTCGATAGATGACCAATATCGTTTAGAAACTATTTATGAACTATTAATGGAGTGGGCATTTACTTTCGGATTTATATGCGGAATGATGACAAATGAAAAGGCTTTTGTAAAGGATTTGTTTTATGTGGATGAAAATAATCTACAAACGCTGGGAAGAGTTAAAAAATGGATTATTTCTAACCGCGCCGGGGATGTTGAAGCCGTTCGTATTACATCAAGGTTGTTAGCACGTGCGGCACAAACCGGCAAAAATGCTTATAGAACTATTTTATCACAATATACAGTAATTCCGGAAAATAGTCTTTTAAGAGGTGATAATTTAATTGATAAAGAAATACCGGTATTTGCATATACGTTAAGCGGTGTTGATTACGGGGATTTATCTTTAGAACATAATAGTAATACTTATACGGTCGGCAGTACGCGTGTTCCTAAAATAACAGGCAGCGCAAGTTTGCACAATGTCTTGGCTAACTTTTATTACAATATAAGAAACAGAAATAAATTGGTAATGGTTGATGGTATTAATTCGACGATTGGACGGGTAGATACTTTTACCGTTGAGGGTATTAATTATGATTATATGAAAGATTTTATTTATGCAGGTAATGGATATCAAATTTTAAGTTTACGCAAAAGATTAACAGAAAATGTATCTGATATTGAGGCATTGCTGGTTACGGATTCTATTAATGAATATACACCAACTACCGGCACTCCGCCGCCAAAACCATTTGCATCTGTATTACCGGGCGGTTACTTAAAAGAATATTCTTTCAACGCAAAAGTTATTGCTTCGGATGCAAATGCTTCTCCGGTAACTTTAAAGAATATTGAAGCGGGGTTTAGAATAACTATTATCAATATGTACTTTGTAACCGGCTTTAATAATGTAACAAGTTTTCAGCTTGAAGATGACGATGGTGTTCTTGAATATTCATCCATGATAATATGGGATCAGAGTAATAACCTGATTACTGTTCCGGTTTATAAAGATTATCCAACACAGAAGACAATTAAAGCAGTTATTACAACAAGCGGTACGGTTACAACCGGCGAGGTGGATATTGAAATTAAACATCAAACAAGATTGTAAAACAATGGAGAATGGAGAATTGAGAATTGAGAATTATAATAAGGCAATTTGTTGGTGTAAATATATTATAATACTATTATTTATCAATGTAATTTTAAACAAAACATTTGCACAGGACCGCTGGATAAATTATGATGGCACATTACGACCATATTGGAAGATCGGCAAAAATGCCGGTGAAATAAAATGGAGCAACGACAGCACTTTATATTATTTGAAATACAATAAAGTAGGCGGTGGTAAAGACAGTACATATTATGTTTATACGGATAACCCAAACGGCAGACCGCAGAGAATAAAAGGGACAAAAAGTTTTTATAATCTTTATGCCGATACTTTATTCATTGGTGTGGCGCCAAACCCTGGCAGCTCTAACTTTGCAGCAAGATTTGTCATTAAACCTAATGGAGAATTGTTGGATAGAAGTATTATACAAACCCTGTATGTTGGTAACAACACTGTTGATACTTTGCTGGTTAGAAGCGATTTATTGGAAAAAAGTACTGCTTCTAAATATTCAAAAAATTTATTGGGCGACTTTACAAACGCAATAGTATATCAACATCATAAGGATTCAACAGCATTTTTATTAGCACCAAACGATTCAAATACGGTTCTATATGGAAACTTAAAGTGGAAAAATGCTGGTGGCGTGGATACTTCAAAAAATTATTATTGGACTGGATCGCATTCTTTTTTGAATGCTTCGTTTACTAATCCAATAAATTTTATGAATGGTATTATAGTTGGTTTTAATCCGGACAATATCAAGGGATCGATAGTATTAAGAGGCGGTAATTTTCTTTATAATGCATCCGGAACTTTACAACCGGGCAGTCTTACTTCTAACAGAACCTGGAACTTGCCGGATACTAATGGAACCGTGCTTTTAGATTTAAGAAAAATAACAATTAACGGGGAAACGAAAGATTTATCTGCAGATAGAAGCTGGACTGTAACAGCTTCGACATCTGCAAATTATGGATGGACCGGAAATCATAGTTGGGGCGGTTCTGCTACATTTTACAATTCATCCGGTATATTGATTGGTTTTAATCCGGACAATATAAAGGGACAGATCACCTTGGCGGGAGGTGATTTTCTTTATAATGCCACAGGAACACTTGCGCCCGGCAGTTTAACTGCAAGTAGAAGTTGGACTTTGCCAAACGCTAGCGGTACATTGGCATTAACATCGCAATTGGATAATTATGTTACACACAATGATCTCAATTATTCTTTCCAGGGGTCGGCATATATCAATACTGTCGGAACGATTGGAACAGGTATCTGGCAAGGTTCTCCCATAAGCGATAGTTACATTGCTTCTGCGGCTACCTGGAACGGTAAAGCTACGGCTAGTTTTGGTTCTGCTTCGGCGGGGACCATCAATTCGGTTGATGGCCTACAGTACACTACTGTTACGATAACAATTAATGGGACGTCATATACAGTGGTTACTGGTATTAGCAATTATATACCATAAGGAGTATGGAATGGAACAATTATTTATTTCTTGGTTTTTCCCTGTAGCAACAGAATACTGGTGGGGATTGGGTTTAACAGCCCCTTGGATTTTTAAAACTGTTAAAACAATTATATCTATTTGGTGAGAGGTTGAAATGCAAAATCCTTTTGCACTTAATCACGGTTACGGCTGTGCAATAACAATAATTTTCTTGTTTGTTATAGGTTCTCTTGTATTTGGACAAGAAAAAGAGCAGACGGCAGCTGATAAAATAAAAAAAGCATGGAGCGCACTTGATTCTGCTAAGGTGAACTTAGAGGCAGAATTGATAAAGAAATATGAAACGGAAATTGAAAAGCTGAAAAAAAAATTTGATCAGGTTTATCTGCAGATTGCAACGAACGATCCGATAGTTGTAAACAGAATGAACCAATTATTAGAAGCACATTCGCAAGCGGTAAGTATTATGACTGCCATGAACGTGTTTGATAAGTTGGTGAGGGATATTAAAAGTGCTTCGGCAAGCTCAGCATCTGAGTCTAAAAACATGAAGGAATAAAGGAATAAAAAGATGTCATTAATCTTAGATTTTGACCAGCCCATTAAACATACGGTAATGTTTTATGCCGGTAATCATTATGATAAAACATTTTTGGTGAAAAAAAATGGTGTTGACTACGACTGGGTAAATGTAACAGAAATAATTTTAACTGCCAAAGCAACCAAAAAATCGACAACTCCAATTTTAGAATTAAAATTATCGGATAACAAAATTGAAATTAACACTGGTTTGATGATCTGGCATTTGACAACAGAAGATACAGACATAGAGCCAGGCGATTATGATTGTTTTGAAGTCGTTTTAATATTTTCGAATACAAAGCCAAAAATTTGGTGGGATGGAAAATTGAAAGTGAATAGAAGAGGAACTGAACTTGCCTGAAATTGATGAATATATAATAGACCTTTCTGCGGTAGAAGAACCGGTACTAATTGAAGTACCGGAAGAAGAAACGATAACGCTAGAGATGATTAACAATGAGGTTATAATTAATTCCGAATTGTACATCGAAAAGAGTGTTATCAATGCAAAGGGTGATTTAATTGTTGGGAATGAAAATGCAGAACCGATGCGAATGCCTATTGGTGAACCGGAT